CCATGCCGTTCCAGCGCATCAAGGGGATCTCGAGCAACACGACCGTCGCCATCCTCGCCGCGCGCCAGGCGGGCGAGTTCAAGAGCAAGAACGACTTCATCGCCCGCGTCGAGCGGCGGCGCTGCAACGTCAAGCACCAGGACAGCCTCGACAAGGTCGGCGCCTTCGCGCGCATCGAGCCTGGCACGCCCTCGGCCACCGATCCCGTGCGGGTGCGCGACCAGATCGAGCTCCTGCCCGGCCTCATCGCCTCGCATGTGCCCATCGACCGCGAAATGCACACGGACAAGGCGACGAAGAACGCGATCGCCGAGCTGGTCGACGAATATATCGCCGCGCATGGCCCAGGCTCGGCTGAGCCGGACGGCATGCCGGTCAAGTCGACCTTCGGGCGCAACGCCAAGATCATGCTGATCTCGGACGCGCCCAACAACGAGGAGGACGCCGGCGGCCTGATGGGCTTCTCGCTGTCGCAGAACGCCGTCATCGACGCGATGCTGACCGTCGGCCTCGCCCGGCACGACGTCTATTGGACGGCGCTCCTCAAGCGCCCCAAGCGCGGCAAGACGAACCAGCCGGCAGAGATCGCGCTCTATGCGCCCTATCTCCTGCGCGAGATCGAGCGGCCGACGGTGATCGTGCTGCTCGGCTCGACCACGGTTCGCTACTTCTTCCCCGACTTCAAGGGCAAGGCCTCCGAGTCCGCCGGCAAGGTGGTCTACTCGAAGGAACGCGACGCTAACTTCGTCATCGGCTTCTCGCCGGGCGAAATCTACCACGACGCCACCAAGCAGCAGAACATGAACGACGTGTTCGGCGCCGTGTCGGAGCTCCTCTGATCCCTCAACCAGTGGTGAAACCATGTCCTCTACCGGTGATCCCTCCACCGTTCCGCCGGCCGTCACGGTCGTCAACTATGTCGACCAGGCCGAGCTCAAGCGCGATCTCGCCTATTCGCTGGCCAACCTCTCGGACGCCATGAGCGAGCAGGCCTCGCTCTTCGCTCATTATGGCGTCCAGGCGGCCAAGTCCTCGCATCAGGTCGACGTCGTGAAGCTCCTCCTCGAGAACACCGAGGCCGCGGTCTATCGCCTCGAGCGCGACCGTCTCGAAGGCGCCGGCGAGAAGGTCACGGAGCCCTTGATGGAGAAGCTGGTGACGCGCCACGACCGTGTCATCGCCATGAAGCGGGCGCTTAATGAAGCCAAGCAGGTCGAGGCCGTGGCCAAGGCGGCCATGGAGGCGTTCCGCCACCGGCGCGACATGCTGGTCCAGCAGGGCCTCATCGAGCGCGAGGAGCGCCGCGGCGACCTCTCGATCGGCTCGCGCAACGCCCGTGAGGACGCCCAGCAGCACCAGCGCGAGTCCACGCTCGAGCGCCTTGCGGAGATCCGCAATCGAAATTCGTGAGCGCCTCTGCAATCCCGCTGACGCGCTGCTATAACTAAGTCATCGCTTACTTACTTCATCGCGAGGTCGCAACATGAAGCAGTTCCTGGAAATGCTCCGCCGCATGCTCGGTCTGGAGAAGGACGTCGACAAGATCCTCAAGCCGATCAGCCGCATCGTCGATCAGCTGGAGGAGCACGGCCGCAGCCAGCATCAGGCGGCTATCGACAAGGAGATCGAGGCGCAGCGGCTGCGCGAAGCTGCCGCCGCCGCCCGCATCAACTCGGACAAGGCCCTCAACCTCAAGGACAACTTCTCGTCTCTTCTCGGCAATATCAGCAATCAGGTCGCCGCGAAGTAAGTTTCCGCTGAACTCCCGCGCAGTTTGTGCTATAACTAGAGAGTGATCTAGCTATCTAGCTGGCCACGCAATCCCCCACCTGCTGATCTGCTTATCTGCGCATCTGCCTATCTCCTCGAAAGGAACTCCTATGGGTGTCAATCCCGCGCTCCTCGAACTCGTCTCGAAGGGCAAGAACAAGTATGCCGGCAGCACCGGCAAGGCGCTGAAGCCGAAGGAAGGCCTCAACACCTATCGCATCATCGCCCCGACCTTCGACGTTGCGCCCTGGGTCGGCGCCGGCGGCCAGTTCTGGGCCGATCTCGGTGTCCACTGGATCAAGGCCGATGAGAACGGCAAGCCGATCGCCGTCGTCGGCGACTGCGACACCGTCTACCAGCAGCCTTCCGTCCTGAACTCGGCCATCGACATGGCGATCTCGTCGGCGATCGACGAGCAGTCCAAGAAGCTCTACGAGAGCTGGCGCGCTCGCAAGACGGTCCTGATCAACGTCATCGACCGCGACGACAAGTCGAACCCCAATCCGCAGGTTCTGGAGCTGACCACGACCACCTTCCACAAGGTGCTCGAGCTCATCCAGCTCTATGCGCAGAACGACCAGGACATCACCGACCCGGTCAAGGGCGTCGACATCGTCATCCGTCGCTCCGGCAAGGGCCTCAACACCGAGTACCAGGTGATGGTGTCGCCGGGCATCTCGCAGCCGGTGCCGGCGGAGGTGGTCGCCAAGGCCGTCGACCTCCAGGCGTATATCGAGACCAACTACTTCAAGGGCGACGAGCAGAAGGCGCTCAACGCCATCACGCAGATCGCCGGCATCGCTCTGCCGCGTCTCGGCCAGGCCGCTGCCACCTCGGGTGCTCTCGGTCGCTCGCCCACGCCGGCGCTCTCCTCGCCGTCGGCCGTCGTCGAAGGCGCTGTCGTCGCCCCGACGCCCACGCCGGCCGCTGCGCCGGCCGCCCCGCAGCCGACGCCCGAAGAGCAGAAGCGTGCTGCGCTCCTGGCGCAGCAGCGCAAGCTGCAGGAAGAGCTCGCCGCGATCGAGGCTGCGACGAGCACTCCGGTCGTCGCGCGGCCGGCTGCTGCCCCTGCGGCCGCTCCCGCGCCGGCGGCTGACGTGGTCCAGGGCCTCTCGGCCGCCGACCAGGACCAGCTTCTGGCCGAGCTCGACCAGCTCCTGCCGAAGTAACCCGATCGACGCGCGGTTGCCCCGCCGCGCGTCCTTCCCCGCCGTCATGTCGCGATGACGTCGGGCGCGAGGCGGTGCGTGTTTCCTTCCACGCACCGCCTCTTTCTCCTGAGAGAGGTCGGGATCATGAAAGGCTTCATGCTGATCGACGGCAACAGCCTCGGTCACTACTACAACAACAGCAAAACCCTCACGATCGGCTCGCTCCAGGTCCAGGCGGTGTTCGGCATGCTGCGCGGTGTGCGCAGCTTGATCGCCACCTTCCCGACGCTGAAGCCGGTGGTCATCTGGGACGGCGCCTCCTGGCGCAAGATCTCCTTCCCCACCTACAAGGAGAACCGCGAGCGCAGCGAGACCGAGAACGAGCGCAAGCTCCTCGCCGCCCGCGACGAGTACAAGAAGCAGCGGCCGCTCATCGAGGGCGCATTCCGGCTGCTCGGCATCCCGCAGGTGTCCGCCTTCAACATGGAGGCCGACGACCTCGGCGCGATCATGACCGATCGCTATGTCGCGCTCGGCCACAGCATCCTGCTCGTCACCATCGACCAGGACTGGCTGCAGCTGGTCGGGCCGAAGGTCAGTTGGAAGGACGTCGCCAACAAGCGGCTGATCACCGCCTCCAATTTCGAGGAGTTCACCGGCGTCAAGGACGCGAAGCAGTTCGTCGAGCTCAAGGCGATCGTCGGCGATGTCGGCGACAATGTGCCCGGCATCGGCGGCATCGGCCTCAAGGGCGCGAAGGACTTCCTCGCGCAATACGGCTCGGTCGAGGCCTTCCTCAACGAGGCGATCCTCGAAAAGTCCATCGACATCAAGAAGCTGCCGAAGAAGTTTCGCGCGCTGGTCGAGGACGAGGAGAAGGCGATCAACTTCCGCCGGAACGTAAATCTCGTCGATCTGCGCACGCCCATGCGGCCGGCGCCGATCAATCTTCGCATCGACCAGGGCCAGCCTGACCGCGAGCGCTTCGAGGCGCTCTGCGAGAAGCTCCTCTTCCGGTCGATCCTCCAGGATCTCGACGAATGGCTGTCGAGCTTCCCGGCATTCCGCGAACAGCAGACGATGGCAGCATGAGTTGGGAGATCGATTGGTTCATCTGCCGCGCTGACGCGAAGGATGTGGAATGGCAGGCCACGCGCCACCTGAAAAAGGGCGAGACCAGGCGTGTGCTGTCGGTCGGTGACGAGCTCTGGCGCGTGCCGCGCGCGATCGGCCCGCTCATGATCGATCACGATCACTGGTCCGGCTACCACCTCACATGCACGCCGGAGGAGGCGCTCGTCGCAAGCGCGGCGCCGAACATGCTCGAGGCGCTGCAAGCGTTCCTTGCCGAGTTCGACCAGGCTGCCCTCGTCGAGAGCGATCATCCGCACGCCAAGTTCGCGCCGGCCGCGCGGCTCGCTCTCGCTGCCGTCACCCTGACGGAGGACCACACCGATGTCTGATCTCCGCGCGCCGCAGCTGACCCGTGACGGCCTTCCGGCCCGCGGCGACTACGAGGTCTGCACGACCGTCGACCGGCCCACCACGGTCGCGCTGCTCATCGCCAAGCTCCATTCCGAGACGGAGGAGATCGCGCGCAGCCTGACCGACGCCGAGGAATATGGCGACCTCCTCGAGACGCTCATGTCGCTCGCGCATCTGGTCGGCGTGGACTGGGGCGCCGTGCTCCAGTCCCAGCTCGCCAAGCGCCAGCGCAAGGGCAGCCTCATCGAGGGGAACTTCTGGATCCCCTCCGCCCTCGCCTTCGCACCGCGCCACCTGAGTGCGGTCGATCCCACCTACCCCACCCAGCAGACGG